TCGATAGTCTGCCGTCTCTCCTGACTGTTCTGCGATCTCCTTTAGCTTCATGGCTGTCTCTGCTAGTTCCATGACCGGAGACCACTCTGCTCCCCATTTCTTAGCCAGTTGATCTGCTAATAACCTCTTTAATGGCTTGTTTCCGCTACCTTTGGGGCGTCCCATGATGTAAATACTCCTATTTAATTGTTTTAACCCTTTGATTAGATTGATCAAAATATAACCAATCTGCTCATTATTTGACCAATTATACCTTATTACCCCCTTTATATGCCATTAAGTTCTATTAATCTAAGTTTTAATGAGAATTCAGTATTGACATAACGTCAATTAGTCCCTATTGTATGCATTCATTCATTTTATATATAGGTACATACATGACTTCATTAATCAACGGTGACTTGGTGGCTCGCGCTAGCCATATTCATATATACGAGATATTCACAACAACTGGCGATCTTGTTGGCGTACTCTCTACTAAGAATTGGATCAAGTCGTTTCCTAACTTTAAGGATATTGTTTCAGTCAATGATTCAAACTACTCACACGCGTGGTTAAGCGCAGAAGATACCGGCATTTTCCTTACCGCGCATGATGCCTTTAACGCCTAGTAGCTTTATCGAGCCACTTTTCGAGGTGGCTTTATTAAACCAACTATAACCAACAGAGAGAGAATAAGATTATGATTAAATTGCACCCTGAAACAGCACAGCTAATAGTGAACGCATTTGATAGCTATGCTCTATGGTCTAATATGAGCGACGACGATAGCGGCGAAAATCAAAGGTATGCTATTTGTAGGAAAGCACGAGCGATTATGGTATTGGTAGATTTAGGTATGGATCACCAACTACAGGAATGGGCAGAAAAAGTACTATCAGATGATTTCTACACTAAAGCAGATTACACCTCTAGCTTTAACTAATGAGCATTCGATAGAGTGCTTATTCTTAAACCAACTATAACCAACAGAGAGAGTATAAGATTATGAAAAACATTATAGGATTGACTGGCATAGTATCTGACATTAAACGATTGCCTAGTAGTTACATGGGCAACCCACGCTATTCTTTTATGATCGACGGCCACACTGTAACCACTGCAGTTGATTCAATGCATGGCTACGGAATTGGTAATTATGAGAACAAACAAGTGATAGTTACTGCAGGGACGCATTACAACAAATTAACCCTTAAATTTATCGAGGTGACAGTATGAGCGACCACATAGGTAAACAATACAAAACGCGTGGTAAGCATCCTAGATTATGTACGGTGATCGATGTCCATACAACATACAATCAAGCAGGTGACATTGTAAAGATTCGCCATGTATCAGAGCATGATTTTTTAGGGCAAAAAGTAATCGAAAGAGACGTATCTATAACAACTATCTTAATGAATGAGGTGACAGCATGAGAATCACTAACAGCAGAATAGCCGCAGAGAATCGAGCAAAACGCTATTTAAAAAGCAAACAAGCAGAAAGGCAGGAAATGGAGCGTAAAAAAATGGACAGTTTCATGTGTTTCTTTTCAGGTGTGGCTATAGCATTTATTATTGGTTGCGGCTATCAAATTTATATTATGGGGGCGTTGTAATGAAAATTAACACTAAGGAAAAATTGCAAATATTAATGTTTGGTTTAAAAGCCGGTCGTGACTTAGATGTTATCTATTCAGGCGGCAACAAATTAAGGGACGGCACAACATACCCGATTTTCTCAAACGACGAATTACAGTTTACTTTAGATTTCGACGGGACTATAAAATCAGATATTGGTGATTCCAGCGAACTTGCTGATATGTATGCCGCCCGAGGTTGCCTTTCATGCGCGATAGAAGAGGCGGACGAGTTATACCCTAGAATTTTCAAATTAAGAAAACGTTTAGAGGATTTGTAATGTATACGGAAACATGCCCCGACTGTTTAGGCGTTGGCACTATTACCCATCGCAGAATGATGAGCCGTTACATGGAAACAGCAACCTGTAAAAAGTGCAAAGGTGAAAAGGTTTTACATTACAAGTTAAGCGAAAAAGAAAGGAAACGTAGACGTAAATGCAAAGCAAAAAATAGGGTAACTACTCCGGTACGTTGGGAGCCACCCGAAAAGATACCAGAAGAGTATACATTCTAAATCCCTGCCATTTGCCCCAATCACTGGGGCTTTTTTATGCCTGTCACTTTCCTTGGTACTTCTTTCTGAGATAATTCATTGAGATCGGCAATTCATCAAAGCCACCATTACCGACTTCATGTAGCATCCATATACCACGCCATGAGCCATTAGTCTGGTAGTTTAAATATTCTTCATCATGTTGGTAGAAAATGCCAGAGAACAAGCCAGTCAAATTGACCCCATCGGCTCGTCTAGCGTAAGCTAATGATCTATCTTGCACATGGCCCATCACTGCGGACATATGACGCTTAGAAAGCAAAGCGTTGGCACTAGCTACTGGTCTACCCATCACGCCAGAGGTAAAATAGTGAGAGTATGCGATTTGGTCGATCACTACCACTTCAAGAAAGTCGTAAACCTCAAACCCTGCTTCCTCTAACTTTAAATCTTTGTACCCAATCAACCCCTCTAGCTTGGAATCGCTTTCTATGGCACGTTCAATACGGTTTTCATGGTTTCCAATGGTATAGACCATGCGTGGATTCCATCGCTTGTCCTTATTCCTTACAAGCCGCTGTTGTTCCTCTCGGATAGGTGCTAAAAATACGTCCATTGCAGAGATTCCTGCCTCGATATCATCCTTGTATCTGCGACCTTCAAAGGATTTCTTCCCGACATCCCATGATGACAGACTAGGCATATCAAAATGATCGCCACAATGAACAATGACTTCGGGTTTCTTCTCTGCGGCATAGAGTCCGGCCCATCTAAGATGGTCAGTAGGTGAATTTGGCTTGACTTGAGTGTCTGGAATCACTAAATGTTTCATAGAATCTCACTTTAATCTTAAATCATCCTTTGCAATGGCGGCTAGTCCACACACTACAACTATTATGCAATAAGTTATCATTTTATCCTCCGGTTATGAGGCGCGATTATACTTATTACCCTGTCCTATTGGTAATGACTTCTTACTATAAGCGGCATACCAAAAGGTTATTTACTCCACGTTTCCAGTCTTTCTATCTCTGCATCTATGTAAAACTTGATCTTCTTGGCATCCCTTAGCTGGTCGCTATGTGAAGCAGAGCCGTAACGGTAGCATGACCGGAATATCTCCCCCATTTGGGCGTTCATATTCTTATAAGAGATCAGGTGTTGTAACTCACTAGCGTGATCAGGCAATTCATAATAGCTTGCCGTACTTCCATCGCTGACATTATCAATAGAATCGTGCGCTTCTTTCATTTGACTGTCTATAATAGCAGGGTGTTCTTTTTTAAGTCTGTCCCAATCTTGGGGTGTAGCGTCATTAATGCTCATTATTCACTCTCCCTGTTTAATTAATAGCGCGTTTCGGCCACCACACGCGCAAAATGGTCAGATTGTTCCAGCCATTGCTTGCTAAAGGCAATTTTTAAAATGGTATTCATCAGAATGGAATGTCTTCGTCTATAACAGCTTTGCTTTGTGGTGCAGATTGTAGTGCAGATTGTGCGCCATCTGTGAAAAACACCTTAACATTGCCCAAGATTGGAGTCTGTACACCTTTCTCGCGCTCTTCTTTGTCTACGCTTTGGCTGATAAAACCGTTGTTTTCGTATTGATCTTTCTCTTCTGTGTTTACAAAAGTGGTTAGATCAAGGTAAGTACCTTTTGCCCCTGCATACAGGCGAGCTTTGTCGATCTTTGTACAGTCAATTCGTACTGATAAACCTATTTTCATGCTAATTTCTCCGTTTCGTTTATAATAATTGTAACAGCTTTGTCTATTTCAGCCGCCAGTTTTTCAATATACTCGTCGTCTCGCTCCACCCTGATAAGTAGGTGAGGCAAAGTCTCAGAGTACGCCATCAAATCCCACCATTTTGCCCCAGTAATCATCATACAGCCCATGATTTGTTGCTTGTACTTGGTGATAAAAGATTTATTGTTGCGATGATAGCCTATCATTGTCGAATCTGCTGGACATTTTATCTCTAATCCGCCATTTTTGTCCACTAGACCGTCAGGTGAACACCCAAATTCCTCAGAAGCATCAAGAATAAAGCCATATTCGGTTACTTTTTGCTCAGTTATAAACTCGTAATGCTCTCTGGCCTCATTTTCTAACCTTGCTCCACGCTCCATATGCTCATTGACGTAAATAGGAACGCGAACACCATTCAACCTTTCAGCTATTAGCTCGTTTATGTAGGTATCTGCACTGGCACTGGGCTTTCCTGCCGATGTTATTAACTTGTTAAACATGGAAGCGGATGGTCTGCCTAATCTACTGGCAAACCACTCGTCACTTCCCTGCTCATGGTCTAATATAATCACTTGTTAGCCTTTGCCTTTAGCGCACTCACTGCCTTAGAGTAGTGAACAGCTAACATTAAATCGACTGAGCTAGTTTTGAAGTGTTGTAAAAAGACTTTAACATCGACACCATGTTCTGCTAGTAACGCTTTAATCTCTGCGGCCTGATCTTCTGACACTACAGCAGTTTGTGCGGCTTGCGGTAAGTCTTCCCCTGCGTAAATGTAAGCTCCTAGACCATGCATGGCGATAGCTTTTACCAAACACCGCATACGAGCGTCCGAAATGTCCCTAGAACTAGGGTTAGCAATAGATTTGTTTCTATTGTCCATGACTGGTAGCCACATAGAATGCGTTTTACCCTCGACGGTGACAGAAACATTTACTTCACAAGTCCCATTCTCTAAAAACGATGGTGGACAGTAAGTGTAACTAGACTCAGGGTAATGCTCGTTCAGTGTAGACCACGCCCATGCCCATGATAGATAGGATAGGTTGCCTTTCTTCTCAATGTTCTTTGATACATCTATTGATGATAATGTTTTCCAAGTATTCATTAGTGACTCCATATTTTATTTTTAATATCAATTCGGCTTAGTCGCTTCCACCCTTTTGATGTTTCTATTTCGTTAATTAAGTTATCTGACAATCCGTCATATTCAAATCTAAACTCGTTGTAATCATAATCCTCACCATTATTGACCTGCTTTAAACGGTTAACTGTAGAAATGTCAGTATCTAAAACTTGCATACAAACATCTTCATACTTTAAAGTTATTGCGCCCATGTTAATTTTTTTAAACCGAATATGATTTGGGTCAAACCCTTGCTCGTCAACTTGCCAAAAAAAGTTTTCAAAAGAATTGGTATAAACCATGCAAAGGTACTTATCGTCGCCTTCATTTTCCAGCAACCTAACTAAATACAGGCCGTTCATATTAATATCTCCTTTGATTGGTTTTGTTCCAACACATATCGTGCACCGTAGCCTATATAGTATGCTTCTGACTCGTCCTCTCTGACAGTTTCGCCACGTTGACAGTCATAGTTACCACGGTCGAGGTCATTTAAAAACTCAATATCGCTTCTGTTATTCATTTTTTACCCCACATTGCTTCCCAACGATTTAAAGTTGCTTGCATTTGTTGTTCTTTTTTATCGTAAGCTAACTTATCTTGCATTGTAAACTCTGACAAAGCCGCAACTGGTGGCCTTTCATACGACTCTAAATCGTCAGGGTCTTTGCCAGTTAGCCTTCCCATGAAATTGTTAAAATAATCTTCTGGACACTGTATTGGGTGATCTTTCATTTTATTATCCTCTGTTGTTGTGGGTCTATTCTATAACTATTATTAATGTGCTGTCAAATGCTTGTTGACTATTTATCTAAATTAAATTAAAGTTCACTCTCACTTAAAAGGAAATCACTATGGACATTAAAAGCTCAATTGAACATTTTATGTATGAACTGCGACTAAACCAGAATCAGCTTGCTATTAAAGCAGGGATGGACGTTTCAACTCTTAGCCTTATAAGAAATCAGCTTAGATCACCATCTTTAGCGACATTAAATAAACTTGCTACTGCTTGCGAAGTTAAAGTAAGCGAATTTATCGCGGCTGGTGAGTAATGAATAAAGGATACTACGCAATTATTCCTGCTGATGTACGTTATGACGCACGTTTA